CGTTGATGTAGACGTAGATGTACTTGAAGTCGAGGTCGTTGAACTGCTGCTCGTTGACGTTGAGGAGAACGTGCTTGTGCTTGTCGATGTAGTGCTAAAAGTTGAAGTTGTCGAACTAAACGTACTGGTTGATGTTGAAGTGGTGCTGAACGTGCTTGTAGATGTGCTGGTACTGGTACTGGAACTACTCGTTGTACTAAATGTTGACGTTGATGTGCTTGAAGTGGAGAACGTGCTTGTAGATGTACTGGTACTTGAACTGGATGATGTCGATGTTGTGCTAAATGTGGATGTTGAACTACTTGAACTTGAAGTGGTGGAGAAAGTACTTGTAGAAGTTGATGTGGTTGAAAAAGTGCTTGTGGTACTTGCAGTAGAACTGGTTGTACTCGAACTGGTTGTAACAAAGGTACTCGTTGTGGACATAGTAGATGTAGAACTACTTGAACTGGAACTTGTCGAACTGGTACTAAATGTTGAAGTTGTGCTGAATGTCGATGTTGATGTGGATGTCGAACTAAAGGTAGAAGTAGAACTTGAACTACTGGAACTCGTAGTTGAGAAAGTGCTTGTCGAAGTAGAACTTGAACTCGTAGTGGAGAACGTACTCGTAGATGTACTGGTACTGGAGCTTGAAGTAGAGAACGTACTCGTAGATGTCGAACTGCTTGTGGAACTACTTGTGGTAGAGAACGTACTTGTCGAGGTACTGGTAGAACTGCTCGAAGTACTTGTGGTACTATATGTTGAAGTGCTTGTTGATGTACTGGAACTCGAAGTTGAAGTAGTACTGAAAGTGCTGGTAGATGTAGAAGTACTGGAACTCGAAGTCGATGTAGTGGAGAAAGTACTTGTAGAAGTAGAAGTACTTGAACTGGATGTTGAAGTTGTGGAGAACGTGCTTGTGCTTGTAGATGTACTGGAACTTGAAGTAGATGTAGTAGAGAAGGTGCTTGTGCTTGTAGATGTACTGGAGCTTGATGTACTTGAAGTAGAGAACGTGCTTGTAGAGGTTGAAGTAGAACTGCTTGAGGTACTTGAAGTAGAGAACGTGCTTGTCGATGTACTGCTTGAAGTACTTGAAGTGGAGAACGTACTCGTAGATGTGCTGGTAGAACTACTTGAAGTGGAGAACGTACTCGTAGATGTGCTGGTAGAACTACTTGAAGTAGAGAACGTGCTTGTCGATGTACTGCTTGAAGTACTTGAAGTGGAGAACGTGCTTGTCGAGGTACTGGTAGAACTACTGGTAGTGGAGAAGGTACTTGTGCTTGTGGAAGTACTCGTACTGGATGTAGATGTAGTAGAGAACGTACTGGTACTTGTAGATGTTGTGCTAAAAGTGCTGGTAGAAGTAGAGGTACTTGAACTTGATGTACTGGTAGTCGAGAACGTACTTGTGGATGTTGAAGTAGATGAACTCGAAGTACTGGTAGTCGAGAATGTAGAAGTACTTGTGGATGTCGAGGAGCTTGAGGTAGATGTTGTGCTAAATGTACTGGTACTGGTAGAAGTAGATGAACTCGAAGTACTGGTACTGGAGAATGTAGAAGTGCTTGTTGAGGAGCTGGTACTTGATGAACTTGTCGAACTAAAAGTACTGGTACTTGTAGAAGTAGTGCTGAATGTCGAGGTTGAGGTAGAAGTACTTGTACTCGTTGTGGACAAAGTAGATGTTGTGCTAAATGTCGATGTAGAGCTACTTGAACTGGAACTTGTGGTAGAGAAGGTGCTTGTACTTGTCGATGTCGAGCTAAAGGTACTGGTAGAGCTTGTACTTGTCGAAGTAGTGGAGAAGGTACTTGTCGAAGTAGTAGTGGTAGTAGTGGAAGAAGTTGTCGTTTCACCTGGGGATGTAGATGAAGTGGTACTAAATGTACTTGTCGATGAATAAGTACTGGTAGAACTGGTAGAACTGCTCGAAGTGGAGAACGTACTCGTAGATGTGCTGGTACTTGAACTTGAAGTACTTGTGGTGGAGAAGGTTGATGTTGATGTTGAAGTAGAACTGCTTGAAGTAGATGTTGTAGAGAAGGTACTTGTCGATGTTGAACTGCTTGAAGTAGTTGTAGTAGAACTACTCGAACTGGAACTTGTCGTGCTGAATGTCGATGTTGATGTGGATGAAGTGCTTGTAGATGTAGAGAAGGTGCTGGTACTTGTACTTGAACTGGTACTTGTACTTGAACTGGAACTGGATGTTGTGCTTGAAGTGGAAAATGTACTCGTAGAAGTACTGGTACTTGAACTGGATGTTGTGCTAAAGGTGGATGTTGCCGTCGATGTAGTGGTAGAGCTACTGGTAGTCGAGAATGTGCTGGTACTTGTACTTGAACTGGTACTTGAAGTGGAGAACGTACTCGTAGATGTGCTGGTACTTGAACTGGTAGTAGAGAAGGTACTTGTAGATGTTGAAGTAGAACTACTTGAAGTGGAAAATGTACTGGTACTTGTAGAAGTAGAGCTACTTGAAGTGGAGAATGTGCTTGTAGACGTTGAAGTAGAACTGCTTGAAGTAGAGAAGGTACTGGTACTGGTGCTTGTCGAGGTGCTGGTACTGGAACTTGTGGTACTTGCAGTACTTGTGGTACTTGCTGTACTTGAACTCGTGGAAATAGTTGATGTGGTTGAGAAAGTACTTGTAGTTGTGGTAGTACTTAATCGGACTATATGTTCAACTTGGAAACATATCGAATCCCTGGGGTAAACAAAACCTATTGCCCCTTTATTAAATCTACCAAGCACATCTCTGTAAAACAGATAAACAGGCTTTACAACTACTTCAATTACTTCACCGGTACCACGATAAATATGAACCAGCCCTTTAGTTGATCGGGCTAAAGCTCCATAAAGTAAACCTTTGGATGGTCGTAGTACCATTCATTTATTGCTTTACAATCTTAATGTCATCCATTTCATCATCTGTCCAAGTGGAAGTAACAAGATAAGTTGCTATCACATTACTGTCCGTTCCAACCGATACAGCATCCGAGTACAATCGTATTCTTGCAGATGTCATTTGTTTTATTTCATTATATGTTTGGTATACAGTTTGATCCATGTGATGATTTTCTTGCATCAAACCAAGCATTCTCAAGGCTACATCGTCTGCCCATACTGCATCTGCTACGGCATCAGCAGTTACTACTTTCACGGATGTTACCTCCATCAAGTCAATATACATATTATGAGAAGCATTATATGTGGTGGTATGGTGACGTAATCTAATCCGAACTTGATTACTATTTGTCCGGTCAATATGGCGTTCATAGTATTCATGTTGGTGTGTTCCGTCTGAAGTATTGCCTCCAGGCAAGAACTCCTCAAATAGCAACTCCCAAGTACTTGTTTCATAATTCCATGCCCATAAATCAATATGATGGGTAGCGGTAGGGTTCCCAGTATACCGTCCAAACACAGACACTACACCTGGTCTATGATCAGCACTTGGTAAGTAAAATACCATATCAGCAACTATACCATCAACAGCATCCTCTTGAATTTGCCAATACGTTCCATCTCTACTTGCCATTGAAGCATATGTACCAGTAATTACAGTACCATCAATTGCAACACCAGAATCAGCAGAGGATTGGTCGGTGGACACTTGGGCTGCAAGGTCTGCTTTTGTAGCAAGTTCGGATCCATAAGATCCAGCAATAGCGTGGTCAGCCAATTCCTCATCCCAAACATGGTCAGCAATGAAGTCTTGGGTAATAAAACCTTCAGTATCAACATCACAGCCAGCACCTGAATTATCAGCTTCCAAGTAACCTACACCGAGTAACTGAATCTTACCTGCTACACAGGTAGAATCGATTATGATATTACCCGAGTTGCAGTTTACTACCGTTCTATCTGATCCAGTTTTGTCCTTCAACTTCAAATTACCTGTCCATTGGGATATGTTTAATGAGGCATCCCCTATCGAAAACTCTACCTCATTCGTGGGGTCTCCTCCTGCAGTACCCATGATGATCGTGGCCCATTGATCTAAACTGATTTCAGAGCCTTGGGCAAAGGATACATTGTTCATAACACCACGGAAGTTATCTAAATTTCCAATAGAGCTATCATATACCAGTGCTTCATCTCCTATTGTCATTTCACCAGACAAGTTGACATTTCTAAAGGTGGTCCCATCAGCATCACTCCCCGACTCCAATACCACATCAGTTCCCATTAGACCAATAGTTCTAACTACTATTCCACTAATGTCATGTGCGGCTGTGACTGTTACATCAGATTGTAATACAAGGTCTTTGACTTTTCCGTAAAACATAATTAACAAAGCATCAGCTAAAACACTACTGGGTTTAAATGTAGTACCAACAGGCCACCCAGTTCCTGATACTCCATTAACTGAATCAAATAGTACCAAACCAAGTTGATATGATGCTCCCCGAAGAGCAGTAGAAGCCGAGTTCTCTATTATGTAAGTACTCAGGTCTTTATTCCAAACAGCACTGGCAATGGAATCATTAGAAATCAAGGCAGAGGTATCAACTGTGGCCGTTCCTCCTGATTGGTCAATGCATGTACCAATCCCAGAAATTATGATAGTACCAGCAGTTATTGTATTGCTAAGTACTATTGCTCCTGCATCAAGGCCTACTCCTACCTCTTGCGTTCCGTCGCTTAGATTGTTCAGGGTGGCTAGGCCTGAGTAGTTTGGCATTACGAGACTTTGACCCGAACCGCCCAAATTGATTACTGGTGGATCGTCTTGATCTACCGTGTAGCAATCGTTTAGGATTCCGTCTGCTCCACCCGACAATTCTATGTCCCCTATAAGTCCACAATTAAATAACCTCCCATTTACATATTCCAAATCCAATACCGTACAATCAGACAAGAAGTTTTGTCCATCCAGAATCCCAGTGACAGTAGCATTTTTGATTTCCACACCATCAGTAGTTGCAAGACCGCTGATGGTAATTAAAGTCTTGGCAGGGGATTCTCCAATGAGCGAATAGTCAGTTAGATTGAAAGATCCATCAAGGTCGGCATCACTATTAATATAGAACGTTGTGAAACCACGAAAATCTGCAATGAATAAAGCATCCGTCCAGTTGCTTGAAGGTTGAGCCGGAGTACCTGTAGGAAAGATAGACCCAGCAACAGCCCTGCCCGATGTGTTGTTTTGATCAATAGTCACACCACCATTAAAGGAGGCATATTCGATTTGGGCATTTGAAATAAGACCGGCGGCATTGTTGATGATAAGAGACACTTGATTAGCAACTTTTACATCACCAAGATTGTGATTAGCACTTGTACAGTTGATAGTATATTGCCCATCTTCAAATTCAACGGTATAAGGATCAAGCATTTCCACGATTCGGGCATACACTAATCCAGAAAGCTCAACTTCTGTATTGTGATCATGTGTCCTCAACATGCACATATTATAAATCTCATTGTCCTCCAACGCCTTTAATTGCAACCGAAACCAATTAAGATCCAACTCACGTACTTCTGGGGTGGCTTGGATTAAATTTAGATCGGCTCTTGGGACAGATACAACATGTGTCATAGGATCGATTGTTATAGCCATGACTCCTATTCCTTATCGCCATCGGCATAAGATGTAGTTCCTCTGGCATAGAATTGTTGTTGTAAATTTGTGAGTTGAAGTCTAATTTGGTCTTGTTCCGCTTTCATGTTCATTACGTTCTTTTGCAATATATCGAACATGTTACTAAGTTCTAAAACCATCTTGCGGGTGCTGTTTGCAAATTGGATACCTGATTCAACATTCCTTCTGATAACATCTTCCGATGCTCTAACAGCTTCCCTTTCTCCTGGCGTTACATCTCCCATAATTTCCCCCTTATTCGTCTGAAACTAATACGGCGGTTGCGGTTAATCCTGCGGATGTGTCAATCGTACCTGTTATGATTCCTTCCTGATAAAAAGGTTTGTCAGATATAGTATTTCTGGCCCATCCGCTTACAGGTTGGGCAGTAATATAAATTCTTGAAGTAGCAACTATTCCATCAGCATCACTTAAACCAAACAATGCTACAAACGTTGCTGTGATTGTGCCAGTTGGGGATGATCCGGGTGTGCTTAACATTGTGTAACTATAACTACTGGTGCTAATATAGGTGATCTGATACACTCCTTCATTTGCATCTAAACTACCACCTTCAATGTACACATAATCACTTGAGCCCATACCATGCCCGGTATGAGTAACCGTAGCAGTTGTGCCACTATTTACTATAGTTACTGTATCCTCTGCTGGAAAGGCTCCTCCTACCCGATAGTCTTCATCACCGTCTGGGAAAGCATCTGAAGAAAGAGACAATGAGGTTTCCGAATCTACGGCAGTAACGGTTGCTGAAGTACCATCAGTTTGATTGAATGCTACATCATCGACCTCCACACCATCAGTCTCAAAAGTGGCATCGGTATCAACCAGCTTACTTGCTGTATCCGTTGTTGCGGTTCCAGATGATTTTGGATCTGCTGCGACATATACTCTAATGTCCTCAAGTTCTGTTCCATCTGTTTTAACACAAGTAACCTCTACTGGTACAGCTCCAGCAATAACGTTCACCGTAGCTCCAGCCGATCTTACATGGTAATCTAACGTAACTCCTGATCCACCGGAAACTGTTAGGTTGACTGTTCCAGTAGCTATGTTTACATAGATTGCTTTGTTAGCAGCAGTACCAGGATTTGCAATATCATATCCTGTAAAAACACAATCGGTAAGGGTTAAATCGGCAGCAGTTCCTCCTATCTCCAATCCATGACCAGTTCCACCACTTATAAAAATAGAATCTGTTATCAAGGCAGCGTTGGCAGGTGACGATACAATCACAGCTTTTGTGGAATCACTTGTATCATCAAATGTACAACCGTCAACATCTGCTCCACCAGTAGTCACTAATCCACACCTTCTAAATATAGTAGCAGTTAGCGCACTATTTGATTGGAATATAAAGGTGCCCAGGTCTGTAAACTGGCAAGAGTCAAAATCAATTGGAGCATCTGCAACCGCTTCAAATTGACCTGGAGATACAGTACATAAACTGACTATATTTATATTTGACCATTCGATATTTGAACTGGTATTGTTTACTTCAATTTTGTTAAAAGTTGATTGCACCCTTCTTGTGTTATCAACAACTATATTTCTATTAGAATCCCTAAAGTCAACTAAGGTGGCAGCACTACCTAAGGACATTAAACCTTTCCAAATATAACTACCACTTTGTGATGAGAACAAACCCCACTTATTGTTTGTACTATCATTTTCAGTAGCCATGCCATCAAAAGTAGCATAGTTAGCAGCCTCACCATAGGTTACTTCCAGTTCCCCCCTTCCATACCTGATAACATCGATACCGTAGGGCGAGCCTTTCGATATAGCAGAGATGACTTTACAAAGCATACCAACCCACCGATAATTAGTTCCGGGTGTGCCTGTAGTAGTACGACCAGTTGTAACCTCAGGATCAACTACAAAGTTTTGCCATCCACCATAAGGATAACGACCAAAATCATTACCACCAACTGTCCATCTGTGAAAAGCTGAAATAGCTGATCCAATAGCCATTTCTATACCGCCATTAGCATCAGAATCTACAGCAGCAGGAGCCAAAAATATTCCCCACAGAAAGATACTCCAACCACTTGTCCATGTTATGTTTGAGCCATAGTCAGAAGCAAGGGAACCAGTTGCAGCAGTTCTTTGTTCCGCAGAAGCATGTTGAGTTCCCTGAATAGGAAAATCTTCATCTTGATCCTCTCCCTTAGCTGTAGCGGTATAGCCAACCATTTCTGTAGAAATAGTACTGGCAGCTTCAAAATCTTCAAAGTCAGCTAAATCAGTATTGTATGCGGGAACAGTCATTTCCTCTTCTCCGATACTAAGTATGTTTCATGCTTAATCTTACCGCCCATGCTAATTGAACATGGGCGGTATTTTGATTAAGTGTCACTTGTTCTGGTAATACCATGTGTTGCATTGGAGTTTGTAAACGTATGACGTTTTTTATCCTCTTTGATTGGTGTACCATCACCATCTCGTACAACCACTGTTAGATTCAAATCAACATCGTAGACAGCAGCAAAGGTTTCACTTGCTAATGCAGCCGCCTTGTCAATATAGCTTATATAAGCACCGCTTCCGATACTTACCTGCTCCGTTAAACCATCACCGGAGAAATCTGCACTGGTAATTGTGAAGATATCAGTGGCATCAACATATAATGAATAGGGATGGCGGATATGAAAGCCATCATCATTGACAATACGCATTGTTCCACTATCAGGAGTTGAACCTGGAATGGCATTCACTTCAACGGACGTAACTGCACCACCAGTAAGAGCAGTCGTTACAACATGCATCTGATAAACAAAGCAGTAATTACCTATTGCTACGGAATCATTTACTCCAGAACCAGAGAAGTCGTGTGATGTAATAGTGAATGTATTTGGACCTGTTGCATATCCTGAATATACATGATCTACAACAAGACCTTCATCATTAACAATTGATATATAACCAGAAGTTGGTAGCCAAGTATCAATGTCAGTTTCAGAAAGGTCTTGATCAACAGTAACGGTTACTTCTGCACCAGTGGTCAAAGCCGTTGCAATCGTAAAATATGCAGCGCCAACAGTTGGATCACCGTTGATGTCAGTCGTGAATCCATCAGTTGCAACAACCAATATCTGATCATTGGTAGTACTTAGACCAGAGTAGGTATTTGTAACTGACAACGGTGGTGAGATCGGAGTGGTCTCACCAAGTGGAACAACCTTATCAGTTGCACTCAATACCCCTGGATCATTATCAACACCGACACCATGGGCACCAATGAGTGCAGTTCCAGTAGAGACACCGATATAAGGTGCTGTTCTTGAAAGTGAATATTCGGTAATGGTATCAACTTCATTGGCAACCAGCAGATAATCAGTATGATCCGCCGCCCCCAAAGAGGTTCCAGCATAGTACAATACATCATCATCACCTGGCATGAGACCTTTGAGAACTTGCACATACAGAATATCATTGGTATCATCGTTTGCCAGAACATGAAGCACACCACCATTGGTAACTTCCGTTGGATCAGAAGTTGTTTCGGCATCTGCACCGGAAGTTATTCCCCAAAATTGGGTAGTATTTCCGATGGTTCCAGAATCAATGTAAACCACCATGGAATCTTCACTTGTATCAATCGACAATATAGTGGCATAAAAAGTGGGTGGGGTTCCACCAGATGGGTCTGCATCAACGATTACTTCACCTACAGCAAAAGAGCCCGTTGGCACATCATGGTCGATGTATGTTCCCCAGACAAGCATATCATAATCACTTACTACAATTGCACCGGCTTCACCATCATAACCACAAGAGTGTGTTACACCCCTAAGAACCTCACCGTCCAACCCATGTACGGTATAATCAGTTCCAGTACCGTTATGATCTGCGGTTTCACCCATGGCCCTTTGGAACAAGTCATTGATATCATGGGAACCTGTCCAAGTCAGCTTGCCGAAGTAGTCCTCATCGTTTCCATCATCATCAACATCAAACTGTTGGAAACCTAAATCTTCACCGGAAAACTCCGAATCCCATGTAGTACCGATAACTGTTTGAGGGGAAGTATCGAAATTAAGATCCTGTGAATCAGAAAGAGCAAGAACGTTGTTTCCACGAGATGTACCATTGATTGGGAACCATGCAAACGTGTTACCCAACCTGCGGCACATACCAACGAGGCGTCTACCATCGATATCAGCACCGTTTTCTCTCACTTTAATCATAAACCTATGAGAAATACCCTGTCCTGAATCTGGGTTAAGCGGTACACCAAGCAAGTAAGTATCGGCTGAGGTGTTGTAATTGTTTGTTCCACCAGTGAGTTCAGTTGTCGATCTAAACGTAACCTGATCATTTGTATTTGAAAGAGCAATACCTTTACACAGATCGGTTGTGTTTAATATCGTGTAACCAAGGAGGGTTAATCCAGTAAAGCCACCCGTATCATCCAGATATTCTCCCGTTCCATCTGTGGAGTCACAAGCTGCACCGTAGTTGTAATTCCAATAATCATTTGTAACAAGGGCTCCGTCTTGGATCATCTGGATCTGAACATTTGCACTACCAAAGTTTACAATACCATCCCAAATATCGTCACCACCATATTGAATAATACTACCATCGTAAAGATGCTCGATAGCAGTAGCATCAACATTAAATCCATTAACAAGAGTGATGATGTTGTCAGTGGATCTATCCGATGCTTTCGGAATTGGAATGTACATCTTGTCACTTATGTTTGCAGGGGCCTGGTCATCGGACAACTGACCCAACCATCTATGCAGTTGGATAACCGTAGCATACGATGGGGAGGCTCCGTTGTGACCATTCCCGATGTATCGTATGTTTCCAGTTATGTTGTCCACAGTCCAGTCTGCCGGGACTAAACTATAAGTTATAGCCATTTTACTTTCTCCTTTCGTTTAAGTTTCGGCAGAACGGACTTTAGTAAGTTCTCAGATATGCCCATCAGTTTGTTACCTTTATATTTATATTGATAACTAAATATGTACTATTACCTCGGTGGTCTTCTGTAATAGAATAGTGGTCCACCTTCTCTTTCACCACCTCCTTTATAATAGAATCAATTAGTTTTTTGGCTTCTTTTTCTTTCATAGCATAAATACAATTGAATTGAAATGCGGATTATCTTTTATAGAGTAAGTTCCGGTTAGAACTTTTGAACCGATCTGCCTGTGTGCAGAACAGACCCGTCCGCAGTAACTTAACCCTTTTTTAATGACAATCCGCATTTCAAGATCCTCTACTAATTATACGCAAATTCTGTATTTCACCATTACCTAAAACAACTGTTGTTTGTTCTACTGAATAGTCAGACTCAAACCCTTCAGTATCAAATGCTGTTGCCACCCAAAAGTATTCTCCAGCTGGAACACCAGCATCTGTACATTCAGAACAAGTGATATCATTTGGCCCACATGGTATTTCTAAAATCATCACATAACCTTGGCCGCTCTGTGTGCTACGATATAAACGATATCCTGCAAGATCAGGTTCTACATTTGGATCCCATATAAAGTTAATATTATCTGCAAACAACAAAGATGGGACAATATTTACAAGCAGAATTATGAATAGGGTCCTCATTGTATTTCCATATCTTCATCTTTAACGAACATGCAATCCCAACCTGTGTGTCCATCATCAGTTGGCCCAAAAGGAAAGTCAGACTCATTTCCTGCATAATCTACAGCGGTTGCCACTACACAATAATATATATCAGCAGGGATATCAGGGGTTGTAAATTCTTGTTCTTCATCTGGAAGAGACATTGTTTTTGTAACCTTCCATTTATACCCTGTTTCCCATGTCTGGTCCATCCGTCTGCAATACATCCAAAAGTAATCAACTTGGGATGGATAAGAATGCTTGAATCCAATAGTAATTCTCCATGTATTGGGAACAAAGTTCATGTCATTTGACAAAATGATGGTTGTTATTTTAGACCCATCTTCTCTGGGCCTTACTGATATAGAATGGGTACCTACTGAAAAGTTAAATATAATAGGATCCGCCCCGTCTCTCTCATTTGCTACATCCCAATCAAACTTGTCAGGTTCTGTTCTTTTAAGGTCCCATATTCGATCAAGCGTATCACCATCCACCATGATAAATAAGGAATCACTACTGCCATCTGGGGCTTGCACTCTGCCCCAGATGACATAGTTTCCAGCTACTGTAACCGTAAAAGGATAAAACGTTTCACCCTCTATAATTGGGAATTGAATCTCCTCTGATTGACAATCAGGTATAAAAGCAATTCCAACAAGAGTGAGTAAAATCCAGATAAAAGCTATAGTAATCTTATAAAGCATGGGCCTCCACCTCCATTGTCAGGAGGTTCTACGGGACAATTATCAAACCAGTCGCAGTCGGAGGCTTTACTGCTGAGAAAGGGTCCGACCAATCAGCTGGCCAACCTCCTTGACCAATAGGTTTTACTTTGAACGTATGAGTTCCAGCAGGTAATAGATCGACATCATATTTCAAACTACCGTCTGCTTCAGCGGCAACCCCCTGCACAACGGCTCCATCAACATCAACATCATAAGTAGCTACTCCCGCCATTGGGGCTGTTACAAGGTCTGCTGCCATAACCTGAGGACTCATCAATAAAAGGGGCAAAAACAAAGTGAAAAAGACTAAGGTAACTAATTTGTCTTTGACGGCATCGATTGCTTTTGATACGGCTGCTTTTGTACTGTCACTTCGAACCAGGTTATAAACTGCATAGACCAAAGGACCAAGTCCCAAAATGATAACTTGCATCATTTCAGCATTGACCCACCTCGCTCCCCCATATCCAAGAATAGTAGCCAGTGCTATAATTCCTCGGATGGTAGAACTTTCTTTTATCCATTCGTACCAGTTAAAGGGTGTTTTCATTTCCTCTGCCATTATGAACCTCCTTTTAGTTGTTGTCGGAGCACTCTTATTTGGTGCTCTATTTGCATTATAAATCTTTTGTCAGTTGGTGTAAGAGGAATACGAAGTTTTTGTGCATTCATCCTAATGTCAAATATCTGTCTCTCAAGGGCAAATATTTGATCATTAAGGATCTTCTGGTCAATCCTCATAGCTACCAAATCCACATATGCTTTATCAGCTTTTCTAAGATCATAGGCATAAAGACCACCTATGATAGTAAAGAAAGCAACGATTATTCCTATCCATACAGACACCTTGTTTGTCATCGTTTAAACTCCTTCATTATTTTCTCTCCAGATCGTCCAACTACATATCCACCAAGACCAATCTTGATCAAGGCCCACAGATCAGGTGGTGTTTCAAGCAACGGTGCTGCTTCCCACAGTAGGCTTAGATACGGATAGAGAACATAATTGTTAAAGATGATAAAACCAAATAGTATCATCAACCCGGGTCTCCAGTTTCTTTGAAGTGGTGTGCCCTGTGCTTCAGCAACAATAATATCACGTTGAGCCTTTAGCTGTTCCGTGAACTTGGTCATGTCTATCTTTTGCCATTCTATAAGCAGGTTGGCTTTGATCTTATTAGCTTCATCTTTATCCTCAACAGCTTTATCGATGAGGCCTATACCAGCTTTGATAACATCACCTACAATTGGTATTGCTTCCCATAAGGCCATTACTTCCTCCTTATCTTGAAAAACTTATGAATTACTAATGGAACCATAACCAACACAGTCAAATAAACAGGAGGTACATATTTTGTCCTTACTAATAAGAACATAAACTGATCATAGTCAAGGTACATAAATAATCGTGCAACCCACAAGTAACTGTAATTAGAAGCAAGGGCTAAGAACAGAACAGCCATATAAGCATCTTCCACATGACCATTCATACCTTTCCTAATGCCCCAGGAATACAAAATAGCAGCTACAAGAAATAATACAGATGCAATAAATGTTCCCCAAAAAACAATATCTGTTTTCATTCGTAAGGTTTCCCGTTATTCTTAACGTTGTTGTGCATTAGCTTTAAAAGAGCACTTCTAAAATGTACATGCTCTGCATTAAATATAACTAACTTTTCATTGATCGATTTTATTTCAGACTCAACCACAATAAGCCCTTTCTCAACTTGATGATTCGATTCAAGTATCCGATTCATTGTCTCATAATTTGCTGTTGTTGCAGCCTTTGAGGTATAGTAATTAATCCCGCTTACTATGGTAATCAAACTCATTATAATACCTATGCCCCATTTAAAGTTCCCGTAAGACACCCTGCTATCTAATGCTTTCCACATATCTCCTTGCTCCGCCGTAGTAGTATCGCTATGTTTCTCCAAAGTAGAAATCGCTTTAGAGTGTTCCCTATGAGATACACAATCATGGCAATCACGCCGTCTTTCTTCCGTTGATTTATCATTCATGGTTTCACCCTTTTGATTCCTTTGTTTAACTTATCCCAATTCCTATAATCAAGATGTAGCCAATCGACATCAACCTCTATACATTTGATGTACTTAAAATCCTCATGAAAAGGATCATTCATTATATCTTTTCTAATCTCTTTCACAGAAACACCACTCACTGGGACACTATCTTGGGCTCGGCCAAATCTGTGTTGAGATATATTTCCAAAAGTTGAATTAGGGTTCTTTACATAAGGAGAATGTTCATCTCTATAACCTCTCCATTGGTGAACACCGTACATATCCATCATGCTATTACTAAACCAAGTGTTCATTATGAAAGGAGTATCATATCGTTCCCTTAATCTATCAGAAGTTATCAAAGCCCTGTAATCAATTACGGACCAAAGCAGATCGCCATAAATTGGAAACATTGCCTTGAAATACGAAGGTGGAAACCATTCTTGCAATTTGAAGTGTTTGGGTTTGTACATTATGAAGATTCTCCTTGTATATAAACATCCAAAGAACCTGACGAACTTTGACTCATTACCAAGTCTGTTGAAAAAGGTGGATCACTTGTATTATATCCAGCGTAGCCTGATGAAAGTCTTCCAGGTATTAATCCTTCTGTATTAGTAGAATGAGTATAGAAAATAAGCCCGGTGGATGCAGTCACAGCAAATGGTGTGAAGTCTATTCCTGATGTCAAAGTGATCCACCCAGTTGATAAGCCGCCCACATCAATAACTTCAGTATAGCTATCAAAAGTAAAAGTTGTCCCTGAGAATGTCCCTTTCCAAATTCTAAGCCTGCCACCTGCTGTATTGTTGTATATTTGTATTTGATGGACAGTACCAGCAGCAGAAAACAATTCAGGAGTACTGGATCCTGAATAAGCTGTGTAAATATACCCACTTGGTGTTTGACTGTTATTGCTTCCATTACCTGATGCATAATCCATATCTAATACGGGCGGGCTTGTCGTTGTAGTGGTGCTGAAAGTACTTGTCGATGTCGATGTGGAACTCAGCGTTGAACTACTTGATGTGGTCGAACTAAAAGTTGATGTGGTACTGAATGTACTTGTCGAACTCATTGTACTTGAAGTTGTACTGAACGTACTTGTGGTACTGAACGTACTGGTTGAACTCATTGTACTTGATGTTGTACTAAAAGTACTGGTTGAACTCATTGTACTGGTAGAACTCGTACTGGTAGAACTCGTACTAAACGTACTTGTAGTACTAAACGTACTTGTAGTACTTGCTGTACTTGAGGTCGTTGTGCTTGAACTGGTTGTTGTAGTAGACGAAGTGGAATAGCTCGAACTATCACGAACAGATATATGGAGATCAATGGTATCTGTATCAGTAGCATATCCAATCGGCTGATAAAACCAATCGGGTTTAGTTTGAGTAAAAGTACCTGCAACACTATCAGATAACCAAACAACTTTTCTTGGTGTCAAGGACCAACTGGCTACAGTAATAATCCCTTTCCTACGAACTCTAATTTCATCATCTAAAATACCCCCTTCAGTAGCAACACCTAAACAAGGTTGCTGTGTCCCATCTGCTAATGCTTTATACCACTTAGAATCACTATCGATATAAAGACCATCTCCTTCAACAACAGTCTCACCAAGAGTTGCTAACATGACAGATTGTATAATATCATCCAGGAATTCAATGTTTTCTTTCAGTTTACGGTTCCACCCTGTGGTTCCATAATCAACATGTATTAACTCGTAGATAGAAGTTGGCATAATTATACCGTTGTGGTTGTTGTAGTAGTTGTTGTTGAACTGGTTGTTGTAGTTGATGTCGTTGTTCCATACGAAGCAATATTACCTATTTGTATTCTTATATCTAAAGTATCTGGTCCTATAGCAATTCCTATCAATTGCTCTGTACTTGGTTTAGTTTGAGTCAAAGCCCCTCGGGTAATATCTGATAACCAAACACCAGTTCCTGAAGTAAAAGACCACCCTGTGACTTGCATAACCCCGTCTCTTTGCATTCGGATAACTTCTCCAGAATTACCATCCTCAATTGCAAGTCCTAAAGAAGGCATCCTTCTATTGTCAGCTAAAGCCTTATAGTAAAAACCATCAGTTTGAAGGTAAAGGGCTTCTCCTTCATCTACATCCTCTCCTAAAGTGACTAATGCCCAAGTGTCTACCACTTCATCAAGAACTTCCATTGCAGATTTATATATGGCATTCCACCCTGCTGCGGTGTAGTCAGCCGTTTCCATATCGTATTTTGGTGTAGCCATATTTTACCCCTTTGTTACAAGAATGATTCTGGAAATAGACTCATATTCAATTGAACCATCTGTTCTATAATTTGTCACAGCAAAAGTCAGAAATGGAGACAGGCTCCCATTATCAGCCGTGTTCATGGTAGAATCATAAGTCCAAGTATAGGTTGTTAAACCACTGGTTGTTCTTACTAAAGTTTGTGTTCCAGTTTTTGTGGTATGTGCATAAACCCGTACCCGAAAGAAACCTTCATGTGTAGGAGAAGCATCTGTAACTGAAGTTGGAATACCCATCCCAGCCCCAATTCCACGGTATCTTGGTGCCCATGTAAGAACATTATCCCCTGTATATTTTGAATACAAGTTACTATCATTTGATCTAAAATCATGGACAGGGTAAGGTTTTCTTGCAAACCCAGTAAATGTGTAAGTCACAGGATTATCGACAAGGGCTATATCCAAAGTAGCTCCAGAAGAAATAGGCAAGAACTTATATAAACGAGTGGCTCCTGTAGGTTCATCACCAAAAGTAATAAGTTGTCGGAAGTTGTCACCTACAAAGAAGAAAGTAGTACCTGGGGGATGGTATGTTTTCTCAGTACCAGCAAAACCTCTGTGAACTCCTTCTAATTTATAAGTTGTATCACTAACAAGGGATATTGTCTGAAAAGTTATCCATTCTGTTTCTCCCAATATTGCCATATTGAGTGTGCCAAACAATTCAGACATAGTTATATTACCAATCACACCTTCATCACCTGACGTAAAATAAACAGTGAGACCTACCCTTTTATCTATATCTGGGGTTACATCATAAGAGTTCAGTAACACACCAAAAGGGTTGAAAGCTGTAACCGTGTCTATTTTACTGTAAGAGGTACCACTATCTATGCTTTGATAAACCTCATACCCTACTTCTCCTCCAGTTCTCATTGCAGCGAGAGGTAGCATTTTTACATAGTCTCCACCAGCTATAAGGTACGGTGGTTCAACAACAGTTAAGGCAGTTAAATCTCCCAGAGAATCAGTTGGTGTGTCCCATTGAGAAGTAGGTGGTGTTATCTCAGAGGTAGCTATCGTACTGGAAATATAATCCACATCCTCAAGGGCAACTACATCAATTTCCTCAGACCCTAACTCCTTCTCGGAAATCTTGACAACCCGACAGATCATATTAGTGATGCCCCAATTGGTATAACTGAAATTGAACAAATCTCCTGCCTGCAACTTAAACAACTTTCTATTCGTTACAAATTGAAATTGTGCGAGAGGATAAGAAGCTGTCTTTAACAACCTATCTGATTTCCAAAAAGCAGTCTCCGGTCGAGTGAACAAATTCAAATTAACACTCTTAGACGCAGTATATCCCTGGATCCTTTTGTTTGCAGGATCATAAACAATTAAATTAGCTTCGATTAAATCTACTGGCATTAAGTTCCTCCACCATCATCAATATCCCACCCTTTACCTGTTAAAGTGGCACGTGCTGCGGCTGCTGCTCCACCTGAGGTATATACTGAGTTGTTCATTTCAAGGGTAACACCAGATTGAACACTTTGAGGCGCCCATCCAATAAGAAGGGCATCATAATTTACAGTTGTCATGTTATTAGATTCAAAGAAGTTGTTCGCAGAGGTGACATTTGATACATCCCAACCACTTATATCTTGTTCAAAAGCGGAAGCTCCTTGGAACATACCACCAATGCTTTGCATATTCGTAGTTGTCCAACCACCTATATCTTGATTAAAAGCCTGATTCCAATAGAACATGTAGACAAAGGCTGCTATATTTGAAACATCCCAAGTAGTTATGCTCGCATGGTTGAAGCCGCTTTGCCTAAACATACTATGTAGACTGGTCAAACTAGGATGCCAAGTCCAACCAGCTACACTTCCATTAAAGTCACGGGCTTCACGAAACATTTGATAGAAATTAAGACTTGACGAAACATCCCATTGATCCAAATCCTGGTTGAATGATTGGGCACCACGGAACATCTCCTCCATACTTTCTACTTTAGATACATCCCAACCACCAATATCTTGGTTAAATTGATTGGCTGAGTAAAACATACGATACATATTAGTACAGCTTGAAGTAACCCAACTTGAACAATCTCCATTGAAACTACCAGCTTGTGCGAACATGGAATTCATATTAGTAACATTTGAAACATCCCAACTATTCAAACTGTATGCACCTGGGTTTGCACCATTAAACATAGCCTGCATTAGTATAGCACTTGAGACATCCCAACTACTACAGTTCGGAGACCAAGGAGTAACAACGGATGTGTTATAAAACATAAAAGAAAAGTCTTCTACGTTTCCTGTTTCCCATCCACTTACATCTTGATCAAAACGGTAGGTCTGATAGAACATAGATGCCATATTAGTAACACTTGAAACATCCCAACCACTTAAATCTTGATTAAAATCATAAGCTTGCATAAACATACCAGCCATATTAGTGACATTTGAAACATCCCAACCACTTATATCCGAATCAAAAACCTCTGCTCCATAAAACATTTGAAACATAGATGTAATCCGACTGGTATCCCAATAACCAATATTAGGAACACCTGTCAAAGCATCGCAACCTAAGAACATTCCTGCAAACGAGGTTGTCTTACCAAGGTCAGGGGTATCGGTGGCAGTTATTTGTAGGTTCTCACATTTGTAAAAGGTGTAATTAAAGGAGCCTAAACTCAAACAACCCCACTGCGTGACATCATCTATCAGATTTCTATCTGGATGCTCTCCTGGGCCATAGAAACTGAATCCATCTATTATTCCTTTAATAGTTATATTGTAAGATCCTACAGCACCATAAACATGTGTAGCCGCACCATCATTATAAGCTGTGATAGTGCTTTCTGCTGTATTATCCCCCCAATTTACAATAAAATTGTAAGTTCCCCCATCTTTCAAAGGTAAAGCAAACGTCAAATTATAAGAAAGTGTGGTAATCGAAAATTGAAAAGGAGGATACTCAATATAACCTGACACTTCATAATGCTTGGCTTTTATTTCATTATGAGTTTCAAGCCATGTGGGCCTTGTTAAGGTTGGCTCAACCAACAAATTACCTTCGTTTATAGTAGGTAAATTTGAGGTATCTTCTGTCCCTCGCAACAACTTGAAATGAAACTTAGGATTACCACTTGCGTCTGTTTTGTAAGTCATGGTAGCATCGATATGTTGTAAAATGCTTTCTACATAACTAAAAACCTTAGTACCGCCCTCCATCAAAAACGAAACTCCCATATCTTCTATATATAAATCATCTGCCAAAGTATTGAGAGAAGGGACATCAATAAAATCAGTGGACATTTTACCTGGAACTGTCAACATATAGTATAAAGCATGTGCTGGATTATAATCATCAAACACCTGAATATTGGTATTTGTAAATGTACTGAATGTTGGGTACTTTGCCACTATAAAACTCATTGTAGGAACACTGGTTCCACCTAAATAACAATGCTGGAAAGATGCCCAACACAAGCCCCTCATATTTGCCGTTGGTCTACCACTACCACTACCTGTGTCTACTTGGTCATCAGTACCAAAATAGAAGATCACATCCCCCATTTGGTCCCCTTCAGTACTTGTCTCCTTAAACGATTCAACATAGGTTAACCAAATGAATAAATCCTTTTTGCCGTATTCATCATTAAATGAGCAATTATCAGGCCATGTGTCAAAGGTAATTAAAGTGTATTCCTCAAGGGTAGGTCCATTCCAAAAGGATAAAAACTCAATGTCAGTCATGGTTGAGCGATCCACCCCGCCCCTACACATAGCCTCTGCTGTAACAATACTACGCGGTGATATAGTATAATTCTTAAAAGCCCACCCTTTTATTCGAACTTTACCATCTTGTTCCCTCCACCCCTTCGAAGAATTGTTCTTAGAATCATATTCAAATCTTACGGTATCTATCTTTTCATTGGTTCCTGTAATACCATCCCCCATAGACAACACAACCTTACCTGAGGGGTTGTCAGATAAGCTTTCATATCCCTGCCATACAGTTTCACCATTTCTATAAACACCAAGAATAGCATCCACGGGTCCTTTACAAATACCTAACCACCAGGTAAGCTGGTAGGTATATTCATCATCATCCTTATCTCTGTCTTTATCTCCATACCATAATATGTTCCCACCTATTTTAGAAATACCAAGCAAATCAGTTACTTCCATACCTTTGCTTGCTTCATTTAAAGACCAAGCAGGAGGTGCCCCAGTATCATTATCTGGGTCAAGGGGGTCAATCATAGAGCCAATGCCATACCCAATAGTGAATCCTACATAGGCTGTGTACAAATTAAAACCAGGACCGCCCATAAATCCACCAATAACAAAACCAACAACCCCGCCTAATATTGATCCACCACTCATGATCTATCCTTTAATCTAAAGACAAACCTTTTTCGCTTTTGCCACTTTCTATTTAACCAGGGCATATCAGTAACCCCCATTCCATACAAAGAATGATGCACTGTTCCCTTTAGATATATTCCTGTATGTGCAATTGATTTACCAACTTTATACATTATAATATCACCATCTTTAGGGTTGTTGAAATCCCCATTCTCAACACCAAGATTTATGGTACCATCAACTAATACATCATCTTTGGTATGTAGGAAATACCAATCTGAATGGGCTGGAATCAAAATTCTATTCCTCGCTCCACTATCTACCAACACCCCTGCCACATAATTTGAACAATCAGCTCCTCGGTGCTTAATACGGGCATTAAGCATCCAGGGGGTTCCTTGCCAACCTTTAATAGCTTGGGACAGTTTATCTATATTTTCTGGTTTATCGAAATAGAACATTACTGCCACACCCTTACTCTTGTTGGGTTTATCTCTGGTATATACGGAAACCCCAAAAAGTTGTCTTCGTTACTAAACTTATCAGTACAGGTAGAAAGATCACCATCACAACCTGGGTACAAATATACTGTTCCAGAAGGAGATGTATTGAATTTATACCGAACACTAATTGAATCTCCAATATTACTGACAATCATTCTATAATCTACTGTGGCCCCTGAGCCCACTCTTATAAAACCTAAAGTGAAATAACTATCAGCCTCAGTCAACGACACAAAATCAATGGTCAGTCCATCCGAGCTTACAGAACTTATCGATTTAGCTATCCCATAATCATCTTCTAAAAGACCACAGCCTTCATCAAATAGATTATGATTGCATTGATTTTGGTATCTAAGGATACAAGCAGGTCTGTTCAGATAAACTTCAAATCCAACTACCGTTGCTTCTGCTTTGGTCCCAGACAATGTGATGGTGCTTATTTGTCCAACGAAAATGACATCAACTTCATATGGGGTCTGATCTGAAAACAACTTCAAAACTTGAACCCAGGTTTGCTGAGTAGGACTTTGTGCTATAAACTGGGAAACAGCTGGATTTAAATAATCAGTAGTTACCACCATCTTACTTATTTCCAATTCTGCATTATACTCAATAGGACCACGAGTTACAGTAGCTGGCTCATAAGTGTTGCCGCCATAACTAATAGCTATATCAGAACTGCAAAAGCGTTGATCAAGGGTTAGATCATCATAGAAATGGAAAAGCTCAATGGGTTTGCGTATCTTGGCTTCTTCTTTACCTGCATATTCATCTGATGGAGTTTTCATAATTATGCCGTTGTCGTTGTAGTGGAAGTATATTCGTTTGGTAACTCAACAAAATACAACTTTGTAGATGCTACCTCTGGAGAAGAATACATCCATTCAATTGTTTCTAAATCTAATCTTCCCATATACAAAAAGCTGATGAACTTTACCTGAGATTTAGGTATATTCCTCCCTAAAGCACTATCAATATTAATTTTGGTTGCTGTGTACCCTGTTAATCTACGAGCAAACCATATGCTATCATTTACATAAATAAACAAGTATCTACCAGTACCTCTCCCTGGTGGATAAAAAACACTGTAATTTTCAGTTGTCAGAACATCAATGGTAGTATCTGTAGAAGCAATATCCCCATTTATCTTGAAATCAGCGATCCAACTTGGGAACCATATATTCTCAATTCTTCCTTTGAGTGAATCAAACAGGCCATTAACCACTGAAATATCTTCTTTACCAACAAAATTGTATATGAAATTTGTACTGTAGTTTGGGAAGTTAGACAAAGGTTCGGAGTAAGTGTATCCAAAAGTAGTACCAATTATATCAGTCCTGTTCCTACTTAGTTTACCTGGGGATTCTTCCCAAATAGGACCAACATGAAAAACAGGTTTGTATCTATAGTCAGTAAAAGAAAGGGTCATGTGTAACTGTATCCTCTAAATGATTCAATAAAGTGCATCTTAATTGCAAACACTTCGGGCACCTTTGCTCCAAACTCTTGGGCAGCCGAAAGATTAGCTCTCAAAACAGGGTACACTTTAGTACCTATTCCCCAACTGCTTGTTAAGTTGGTTACAGTTGTTATTTGACTCGTTGTAAAGCTCTGTACCTGTATCACTTCGTAAGTTTGATAGTCTGTGTACAAAAGAACATAAGATAGCGCGGAAAGCTCTCTCCATTGCGTAGAACCTACGTTTAGAGTAGAAGCACCTATGCTTGCTGCTTGTGTTAGTGTCATATCATACACCCAAATAGGAACACCCCATGTTTTATGAAGGTAAGCTTTCAAATACTTCTTTATATGGTATGTTTCTATTTGGTTTCTGGTAATAACATCATAAATAATTTCCCTTCTAGGATAATGGTGTAATAAAGACCTTTGTTCCACTCCAACTAATGCCGTTGTTATTGAACTCATATAGGATCTTCCGTAATTAAAACCAGAACCCCAGTAAACAGGGTGTACAAAATATGCAGTTGGTTGTTCGAGATCCATTATCGAAGCATCCTTTTAACTGTTGATGGGTTGGAGCCTATCACATTTAATATTGATTGCTTGCCCCGAGGTGTAGCAATGTATGAATCTATCAGTTTAGTGTCCGTAATATTCACAATATTGATTTCTTGATTTCCCAAAGCTGCCATTTGCTCAGGAGTGAATATCCCTTCACCTTTGTGTGCTATAATAGGAACTTCATCTTTTCCTGCTATACCACCCCCACCGTATTTAGGAGCGTTTGAAAATACAGCAGGGTTTACTACTCTTACAGGGGAAGCACCGCTTCCAGCTATACCACCTTGATGGTCTACACCAGCCCACATACCGCCCATTACAGCAGGCATTCCAGATTGGCCACTGCCCATACCACCCATCAGACCCTGCAAAGCATTTAGAATTGTTTGCCTGATGATTATTTTAGCAAGCCACTGTACAGTATCTCGGGCAAAATCTGCGAAAGCTTCTTTTGCAGATTTAGTACCATCTATAAAATCCCAAAGAGCATCGGTCATACCAGTTGCTAACTTATCATTTAGTTCTGAACCAATACGCAACATAGTTTCTTTCCAATTATCAGCATCTATAGCAGCTTTTTCGAGCCCTATCTTGAAAGCTTCTCCCCAAGAAGCATCATTGAGTTTTTTGGTGTCGATATATTGGGCATAACTAATTTGCCCTCGTTTATATGCTTCCTCAAAAAGAGCCATCCATTCTTCAGTATACCGCTCTGTGGTATCCAATTGGTATTTCAGTTGTTCATTATAGTCCTTTATTTCTTGCTTCTTTAAAAGTTTACCTCTGTCATAATAAAGCTCGGAAAGGGCATACCGGGCTTCCCAAAGTTTAGTATCAATCTCTAAAAACTCCTTCGTTGATACTTTTTCATCAGTTAGCATTTCCTCCTGGCGGGCTTTTAGATTAGATACCTTCTTCTCGGCTATATTAATATCTTGCTCTAATTCCAGTTTACGGAAATGCTTATTCTCTGTTGCCCATGCTACATTGGTAGCTTTCATTGCTGAAAGTCTTGCTTTCGCCCTTATATCTTCCCGTTTCAAATCAGCCATAGCATCATCAAACTGAATTGCAGATATAGATTGAACGTACTTTCTCTCGGCAGCAAGAATTAATTCCGCTTTCTGCCTCTTTAATTTAGCCACAAGTACTTCATGTTTTTCCAGCTTTTTAATCTTGTCATCATACTGTTCATCAAGGTCCTTCAATTCCTTGTTAAGAATTGCTTTGGCCTTTTTAGCTGCATCTGTTTCATAACGAGCCAATAGGGTGTAATATAATTTATCGTATTCAAGTTTGGTTTGTTTAACTTCTATAGCTTCCAGATCAAGAGCTTTTTGTCTCGCCTTTTCTCTGTTCACTTTTACTAATTCAACCACTACTTGTGCAAAGGCCCATTTTTCCTCCATTGTTATTTCTTTAAACTGAACAACTTCGAAAGCAAGATGTTTGATGGCTTCGGCAGACATATCATGCCTCATACCAAATTCAGCTATTTCGAGCTGGGTAAGTTTTAATGATGTCCTATAATCACTTAATAGTCCCTTCATTTCCTTTATACGATCTTCTTCACTCTGATATAACCAAGGTAGCCAGGATTTATTCAACCAACCATCCCTTACTTCATCTACCCTCGCCATAATATCAGTAAGCTCCTCCATTTGAGCAGTCCACTTAGGAACTTTGTTCATCTCCCTATCAAAAGCTATTACTTCAGCACGAACCTCTTCAAAACTCATTTTGGTTATGTCAAGCCTATCTGCTAATACTTCATGGGTAGTAAGCATCCTCCTAAGAAAATGTATATACTCTCTGTTTGTTTCTGTTCCCTCCTTATGTTTATCATGGAGAGCATCTAAACCACCAATAAGAGCATCAAACTCCGTACTTAATCTGCCTACATCCACAATCATCTTTCGGGTAGTAGCTAAAGACTTCTTCGCCCTGTTTTCCCATTTATACCAGGCTAATAAAACAACACCTATCCCAGTAGCTACAGCACTTAGTACTGTGACAAATGATACAAATACCGTCCATAACTTCTTAACAACTGCAACAAGGTAATAAAAAGTCCTTGATAGTAACCCAATATATTTAGGAACCCCCATTCCAACAAAGTTAATCATAAGCATGGTGAAAGCAGCAGCTAAAGCCCTTAATGCTGTAGTTGTAAGGAGGATAGTAGCAGTCAAAGCTCCAAATTGCAGTATAGCTTTACCTAAGGGGTCTTTTACAAGAATCTCAAATCCTGTAATTATCTTCGCCAGGATATCAACCAGTCCTTTCATAACAGTAATAAGACCAGCCTCACCAAGAGCAATAGCTAAATTCTTTGCCCTGTCTGCTAAGTTCTTCAGCTTGAAAGCAAGACCCTCTGCCTGGGTTTGTGCCATTCGTGAAGCTGCTCCTAACTCATATACAGCCTCATGCATTTCTTCCCAACTGCCTTTACCTACCAAAGTAAATGATTTGCCTAAAATAGCAGCAGCTTGGGCACCTCTTAATCCAAACAAAGTATATGCTTTTGACATATCAATGACACCTTTCTCAGTGTCATATATAGCAGGTAATAGATTTTCCATTACCTCTGCAAAGGTGTTGTATTTGGGATTTACGGAATCAAGTTCAATTCCATGTAATTTAAATTCATCTCGGAGTTTTCTACTCGGGGCCATGAGGCGGGCAAGCACCTGTCGCAAACCAGTACCAATTGTGCTTGCTCGTATACCAGCATTAGCAAGAACCATCATGGATGCGGCTGTTTCTTCAAGAGAAAGCCCTGTTTGAGCGGCAGCAGCACCAACAAAGTTGAATGCTACTCTCAATTTATCAACGTTGAGTTTAGACCTATTGATCGCATTCGCCATAACATCTGCTATTCTGCTTGTTTGCGAAGCATCAATATTGAATGCACGAATTGTGGTAGTTACCAGGTCAGCAACAGTTCTGAAGTCAGAAAGAGTGCCTGAAGCAAGATCAGCGGTGGCACCAACAGCAGCAATTGATTCCTCAGCGGTCAAACCTGCTTGACCTAATAGAACCATACCTTCAGCTATTTCAGATGCCGAGAACTTAGTTCTTCTGGCAACATCTGTAATAACCTCTCCCATTGCTTGTATTTCTGCTTCAGTAGCATTGGTAATAGCTTTCAAGTTAAACAAAGCCTGGTCATAATCAACTATAGCAGCTATGCCTTGTCGAAAAGCGTTTGTAACTGCAAATATAGCTGAGGCAGCTATACCATATGAAGCGGTAACTCGCATGGCACCATAAATACGATTTAAGGCGCCCGACATACCACTTAATTGTTTATTCAAAGGGGTAAAAGACTTCGTAAACTTCTTGTTTACGTCTGCCATCCTATTAGCATTAGCAGAGAAGGTCTTTAGGCTTTTGTTAAGCCCTACAAGAGAGCGATTAAGAGTCTTATCCAAGTTGCGTATAACACTATTTACTTGCCCCTTAAATAAGATTCCTAAAGTAAGGTCTTTATCACCTACGGCCATATGTCACCTTCCAATCTCCTTTAAACCACCACCAACTTCTGATTTATGAAGGTCTTTCATCTTTTGAGTAAGTTCTTTTCGTTCCTCTTTTGACAGATGTTCATAATCACTTGGGTCACCAAACTTAGTTGGTGTGGGTGCTTCTTTTGTGGGAAGAACAGGGTCCGGTTTTGCTAACTTAGCACCATGTATGTTTGCTTGAAACCTTATTCGGAGTTCTTCCCTCTTTAGAGTGTACTCTAATAGGACAATTAACTGCCCTCTTGTAACTCCTCCTTCAATGAAGCTCTTTTGGTAGAAGTGTTCGAGTCTGTACCCTGGGTACTTTTCACAGACGATTGAGACGGCCTCCCCGATTTTAAGTCCTGAATCTTCTCGAAGAGGCCTTTCACTTTTATTGTTACAGTCTCAAAGTTTACCTCATAAATGATTTCTGCTATATCTAAAGCTTGGTCATTCGAAACTTCCGACAACTCTACATCTTCCGTTACCATCTCAAGGACATCCCCTAAGTTATTGATAATAACTTCCAATATAAAGTTGACGGTTGTTTCGTTGGAGACATCTCCTTTGCTACTTTCATAAAAGGAGATTAATCCATCTCCAATTATCTTCGACAGTTTAATTTCATCAGCTAATGATAGAGGATATACCTCTATTTCCCTCAGGGAACGTGTTCCTACTTCGAGCTTCCTAATTTGAGGGTTGAGTCGGCTTTCATCGATCTCCGGCATGATCAATCTCCTTATGACGTGGTTGTAGTAGTAGAGGTACTTGTGCTACCTGTACCATCATCCCATAGTACTCTTCCGAGCGGTTGGGCATCCCAAATAGTATGCCCATTTGTGGTTCCTCCTGCTTCATTAATCCAGGAAGTTGCACCATCAGCCCTCTTTGACTCAAGGGTAATGGAAACAGCCGCGGGTTCCTCCGAAGCAAAGTCAAGCTCAAGACTTGCAACTACCTGGCACCTCGGAAACACAATAGTCATGGTATTTACACCATCTGGGTAAGTATAAATAGCTTCCATTCTGACAGACAACGGGGCAGCAATGGAACCCAACCCAATATTACCTAAGTGCTCATCGGCATAACCACCTGCAGTAGGATCAAGTCCTCTTGCAAGGGCAAGGTTGTAAGGGGTTATTTCCTTGAATCCACACTCAAGGGAACATCCTTCTCTCAGTGGAAACACAGCATCCTCCAACATCGGGAAACCAGATTCCAGTTTGAAAACTTCTACGGTAGACATAAACTTGGTATCAGCCAAAGCACCAATTGATGCAGCCAAACCTAATATCGGTCGAATCTGACCAATATAAGTCTCACATGTACCAATTCGAATTTGAGCCAAACCAAGGGCTACAGTTGAACTATCTTTTGTAATAGGACCTGTTCTCGCCATAGTATCACCTCCTTTATTAAGTTACTGTTGACGCCGGGGCTTTCTGTCGATTGGATTTAGGAAAGTAATTGAACACTTGCCAGTGGCCACATTCTATCCTAAAACAGCGGATCTTCAAAGATCCATGAATATATATAAACACAGAATTCCAGTCCTGTGTTGTATTCGTATTTGGGTTTCTCTTTCTACCACGCCCATATTTGAACTTCCATAAACCATTCTGAAGTCTTTCAACCAGGGGCTGTCCGCACTTTTCACATTTGTACAGAACACCACGTGGTTCCTTTTTTGCATCATTCAACATTATATTATGCTCGCAAACCTTGATATGATAGTTAATATTTTGTATTTGGTTTCATCTTCAGCTAAAAACTGGGCACTTTCAATAATCTCCTGTACAACAATCCCACCTATCTTCTCCCAGGGAAGAGTTGAATGACTACGGTAAAAGGGAACTCTCATAATACCATCTCCTGTATTATTTGATAAGTACCCCATCACAAGATCACCTAATTGAGCAATACGAAAACCCTCATTGTCCTGTCTCGTACAGCAGTATATCTCTACAAAACCCGTAGATAAGTGGCCCCTGCTTAACTCTCCAAAACGAACATTCACCCATCTTGTTGTCTCTTTATGCCCTGTTAAGTAAGGAGTAGCCATTGTTCGATCAAAGGTAACTTGTACACCTGAAATGGTATATATGTTATCTACTAAGAACTTCTTCCAACTATCACGAAAGTTGGACTCCCGGGCTGTCGGGTCCAAGGTCATTTTTGACCTCCTCAGTTAATTTATCTAAAATCGGAAAGAACTCATCTTGGACAAACAATAAGGTCTTTTTGAATTCGGGTTCTTCTGCACCATCAAATGTTACCTTTGCTCTTGATAAGAAATCAAGCAGCATGTTTATTTCCGTTAATGATACTTCAAAAGTGACATGGATATCTTTTGCCTGGACATCTAAAATCTTCATCGCCATTTACCTCTTATCCTTAATAGAGAGCGCATACCTTGTTTTGGAAGATATGCTTTCTTGTACTGCAAAGCAGTTGGTCTGAACAATGGTCTGGCAGGTACTTTGCTATTACCATATTCATTGACACGGGCATATAAAGCTATTTGAGTAGGAGCACCCGAACCTGACCAATTTTTACCACCTGAGTCATAAATACCACCGGGAACTCCCGCCATCCAAGAAACCCCACCTTTTCTCCCACTGGGGTCCATGCTTGTAAGAGCGGCTGACTTTCTAAAGAATCTGATATTATTAGCAAGGTCTCCTCTTAATCTCCAATATATCAAAGGGTAGCCCATCTTAATTTTCCATTTACGATAGGCCTTACTATAAGATTGATATAGAAAAGACTGCTTGTTTATATTTCCAATAAGAAGGTTCCGTGCTTCAATGGCACAACTGCGGGGAAGGTTATTTTGCTGGCGGAATATCTCTTTTACGGTACGAGATATTGCCATCCTAACCTTTCTGAGGTCACTACCATCAATTACAGCATAAATCATATCGTTGTAGTTGTAGTGGTAGTTGATGAACTTGTGGAGGTCGAGTTGGTTGAACTGGTTGAAGCCGTTGTACTACTGGTTGTCGTTGTACTGGTTGTTGTAGTAGTACTGGTTGTTGTAGTAGTAGAGAATGAAGCCCTGTTATCTTCTCCTAACTCAAGGACATCCATTCCATCATAACGTCTAGGTTTGACAGTTTCTACACGATAATAAACAGATTCAGAAAGGACGATTCTATCAAGGGGCTGTACTCCCCAAGAAGTGGGAACATACATCTCATGCATTTCCAAGCCCAATAAAGCTAATTCCTCATCTGTTTCAAGAGAGTGCCCATATAAAGGTGCTGTTATTAATGCTCTGGCACTTTCTTTGATATAACTCCACGTGGTAGCCCTATGATAATTTTGAGGATCATAATTAGGGTTCGTAGGCCGCCTAATATCACAAACTACATTGGTTTTATAAAGAACAGCTTGGTATCTCCATATTTCATTCTCAAGCATATCCGGAGACTTATTCATCACAAAATGATAAGATCCGGGAACTACTAATAAAATGGTATCACCAACAACTGCTACAGAATCATAAGATAACCAACATTCAGTAAAAAACTCACGGATAAAAGGCTTTGTAACCTGAGCGTTACTGGCATACAAGGTGTTCTCTCCAGTAACGTTTCCTGCATCTCGTATTATCGTATAGGCCTGCCCTACTTCGGCAAGAACTTCTTTTATATCAAGACCTATTGACATTATGTATTCTCATTTGGTCCGAAATCAACCTTGTTTGCCTCCAGGTAAGTCTCATCCCTACCCGTTAATGAACCATACGAAAAGCCCGCATCGACTTTGGTTCCGAATAAATGGAAAGAATCTACACCAGCAAACATATCAGGTCTTGCATCTTGAATATCTACAAAAGCCTGATCCATTTGCTCTAAAACTGAACCATAGTGCTTAAATTTGTGCTCCAAGTGTATTTGCTCAACTTGGAACTTGGCAGCACTTTCTGTCCAAAGATAATATATCAACCAGCGTTTAGATCGATTCAAATACCATTGAATCTGAAAAGAATCGGTAACAGGTAAAGCCCATCCCGTATCTCTTGAAGCGGCAGCTTGGGCATTCTTGTAATCAGCACTCACAAGATAAGATGTCAGTCCTTTTACTTCCTGCTTCAAGAGAGCCGTACAAGCTGATGTATTCATAACTTCCGCCTCCTCAAAACTACTGGCTGTGATTTAATTTCAACATTGCTATTGGTAATGATGTTGCTAACTTTAGTGGGGTTCGAATTATCAACAACTATTTTGGGAATATCCCCTATCGAAATACCTTCACTTCTTTCTATGACTTCGACGGTACCTCTATTGAGGCGAACTTCTTCAAGAATATCGGAAGGGAAGGGACCATCCTTACGATCAAGAATAGTCCCCTCCTCCCATATATTCTTACCTGCTTTCAAAGTCTTCTTTATTTCTATTTTCTCAATCATGGATTTTCACTCCCATTATTGACACAACCGCTATTAAGCAGTAGTTGTGGTAGTAGTCGAAGACGAAGTTGTGGTTGTGGACGTTGCGGATGCTGCTGCTGTAGTAGCAACCTCGATAGAATAAATAGCATCACGATGATACAGAATGGGCAGGCCCTTATCCCGTACTCGGATAAAGATACCTTCCGGGTCCCATTCTTCATGCTTGTCTGTTTGCAGACCATACTGACGGCCTAAACCAAACGGAGCTTGTTTGTACTCTGCGATTGCTTCACCGTCTATAGAAGTAGACATGAAAACAATCTTGTTATCCGGCACAAAGTATTTCCGCATGGCAACAGAATCGAGACCAGCTTTGTATGAATTGTCCGTCGGGTATTCAATCTGTAACTGGTTGGTAAATGTATCAACCGAGAGAATAACACGATCCTCATAGGCACCTGTGGTATTGTTATGAATGCGAACAGTCTCAAAAGCTGTGAAATCAGAAGCATCCTGAACAGAAACCCAGGTACTCGAACCACCGGAAAGAGTACTGGTTATCCAGCTTTTAATTTCATACATCTCATCATAAACAGCTATATTGGGAATGTCGAGCAAACGAGCAATAACATTGGCATTGGCTTCAACGAAATCATTTCCACCACCACTACCAAACAGATTACCCTCTCCAAACATGTTCTTTTGGAGAAGCTCTCGGATGGTGTCATCGTCTGCCAGCATAGCAAGGACAGTAGAATTACAGATGGCATAATTGATTTTGCCACCGCAATCTTCTTTCACCTTTCTTTTGGCATCACGAATATCACCAATAATGTTGGCGGCCGTTTCACCCCAACGAGCATTACCTGCTAAGGTAACACGGTGATCCGAAGGAATCTGATAATCAACAGAAGACATATAACCACCTTTTCGCATGTAGTTAAAGCCATTGTTGAAGATCATTTGAGCAAACATCCACTCTTTCCTGCGGTTTGAACGATTAACAAGTCCGGCTAATTCTCTTGCCAGACGAGTTTTCGAATCCAGGTACTCGCCTTCTGTACCTTCTTTGCGGAGATTGTTCAAAAACTCCTCATCGAAGTACATTTTCTCTTTCCAATAGGCGGCCTCCGCGATATGTTGTGCTATACCGAACGGTGCCGTTCTCGGAGATGGAGAGCCCGGGGCGACAAACGGTGTCATACCACGCCCACCCCTCATGCTTTCCCACTTAACAGTACTGGACGGGGAAGGAGAAGAACCGAACAAGTTCATCAGCATAAGGTCCGGAGGTGACATGAATTGCGTTATAAAGTTTTGGAGAACTTCTAATCGAAGCTCAGGTATATCAGCTTTTCCTCTTGGCATACTCTCTCACCTCCTTTCTATCGAATGTATAGGAACTCACCGAAAGAAGCCGCCGACAAGTCTACCTTGCTGGCTGCATCAAGATTGGTAAGCATTCCTTCGTAAAGAACGCAATTTCCGAGAATTAACTCAGCAGGTGCGCCCTGTGCATTTTGTCCGGTACCTGTATCTCTGGAACTCATAAGAATCCCTACAGCATCCGAATAGCTATTGCCGCTGGTGCCTGCTTCAATAAACACATTTGCAAAGCGAGCAGTTGTGAACGAAGTACCGCCAGTTGCCGTGGTAACTGTAATAACTGCAAAATTGGAATAAGTTGTTCGGTCTATTGCAGTAATAGCCCCCAGGTTTTCTGCGGCCGTCGTGTCATCATTAATAATAAGATCATCACCAACAGCCATTTTGTAGCTGTCATCAAGAGTAACCTTGACCGTGGAGGCCGTTGTTCCTGAATCAGAAACAAGAAATGCCCGACCCGGGTGATCTTCTTTGCCAGTAAAAGTTGTTGGATTATAAGGTACAAGCTTGTCACGTCCACCAGTTTTCAGATTCGAAAGATTCATGGCGAGAACAGTACCCATGGACAAAACACCATAACCGGCTGCCAAAGTGATTGGCGCGGTGAGGGCTGCCATGTGCTCTGAGTAAAAAAGAACCTTATAATCGGACTGGACCCCGTAAAGAATATGCGGAGAATCGCCACCGATATGTTCTACCATATTACCTCACCTCCTTTATTTAGGTTTTTGTCCTGCCAATGCTAACAGACCATTGGAGACTTCTTTGTTTTTTGCTGACAGGGTTGTTTCTTCCGGATCTCCGTCTCCACTCTTGCGAGTAAAGCCAGTGCCCTGGATAGAACTCCCTTTCATTCTGCCTTCCCAGTCTTTTATTTCTGCATCGACTGCTTCAGCGAATGCGGTTTCATCCAACACATCATCTTTCACAAACTTGGTGTGCGTAATCATTGCCCGGATCTTTTCGTGCATACCGGCGTCCAATGCGCTCTCGGACAGTTTAGACTCCCAAATGCGATCGGCTAAAGTTTGACGCTCATTGGCCCCTCTAATGGTGTCATTCTTTTCCAGCTGGGCAAGACGGGTGCCTTGACCATCAATGGTCTGGTCTTTCGCGGCGAGTTTCGCCTCTAAGGCCGTCTTTTCAGCATTGAAGCCTTCGGTAAGTTGGGTAGTTACTAAAGCCGTAACTGTTTCGGTTACAGAGTTCGTAACCTCTTCGGTCAATTGCACAACCAAATCAGGATGTTTTTCACGCAATTCTTTTACATCCATCAGCTTTTCCTCCTTTCCTTGGTTAATTGTTTTGAGTATCGTTTGTTTTCCTTCCTCACTTAACAGGGAACTCTCACCTCCTTTATCAAGATATTCAATATCGACTTCTTCCATTTCAGTTTTGGAAAAGGCGGAAGCCTGTGTTTTACCATCCCATCCAAAGACGCAAGCAGAGCATTCCTTAAAAGCTGCCTTTCTCCAAATAGAAGCTGGCCCTCTAACAGTCATCCCGTTGACTTCAGCCTTTTCACCATCAGATAGTCTTTCAACAACAGATGGGCGGGCGTAAATACTCGACTGATAAGGGAACCCAGCTAAAGAGTTCTTTTGAAATTGACGGCTTGCTTCGGTGTCTAAGAATTTGGATGTCTCGGGATTCAATTCAAGTTTTCCATTCGAAACATCTGGTTTGCCTGTAAAGGCAATCTTTAAATCTGTATTGTGATCTTCCAATACAGGGTACTTACTCAATGGAAATTCCATACCTTTAAGATCAATTGCAAGATCACCCCAGTACCAATGCCCTTTGATAAGACCCCCTGAATAACCCACCATCTTCAGTTTAGGCGGTTTATCTTCAGCAAGTTGCTCAACTACTGCAAAACAATCAGGGCCAGTTTCTACAAACCTCATTGCTCCTCTTGGTATCTCGTTTTCCATCTTACTTTCTCCTATTAGAGGTTATAATAGCAAGGAGGGCTAAACGGATGGACTGGGCACCCGTCTGCCCTCCTTGCTGTGTTCCAGAAGTAGTCGGCCATTACTTCTTCTGGTTATTGCTTTCTTTTGTTGGTGCAGGTTTAGGTTTGCCAGGTTCTAATTTTCTCTCCTGTGAACCCTCTGCATCTGCCCCCAGCTCGTATTTCAGCTCGGGGTATTTGTCATCCTCAGTAGCCTTTCTAAGCCTCATCCTGGGATAACCTCCCATCCCCATCCTACGAGCAACTTCTACATTCGGAACCCCCATCGACTCAGCAACTGGTCCATGTTTGACTCCTAATAACCCTCTTGCTCTGGCTTCAAAGTCAATGACTTCTGATACCGGGAATGATATTTCAATGAGTCTTTCTGGTGCTCTTTTGACATCTTTGAATATTGGCTTCTTTTTCTTCCATCCAACAGCTTCCCTAACTGAGAATAACTTTGGAAAAGCTTTATCACCTAACATAGCATTTCGCAAGAAGAAAATACTTCTCCAAAAGTCATATTTCAACCATCGATCAAAATAAGCAATCTCATCTGATACCCTATCAGACATGGGTCCACGAGATGCTTTCACAGCAGCAAACGTTCCTTTTGAAGAACCCGTCATAATATCATCAGGTTCATTCAAACCTGAGGCTACCATCTCTTTAATGTCGGTATCTTCTTCTCGAATTTGTGGTAATTGGGGATTTATGACTTCTACAGTCATGCCTGGGGGAAGAACTAAAGAGGAGCCAGGTGTCTTTTTAGAGATAATACCTGTCTTCCTTTTATCAGTATCATCCATTGCAAGCCATATTTTAAATGACCTGGGGTCTTCTATCTTGAATACCCAAAGATAAGCTCCAGCAGATTTCTTGTGGTCAATTTCATACTTCTTGAGGTTTTCGTAGTAATTCAACCATATTAGAGTAGTTCGTAGATGGGAAGCTGCCCTTTTCGTTACAAAACCTTTGTCCATCGAAACTATGAACCTTTTGTAACCACCAAATTGAGAATGTATTTTCCTTCGAGAACGTACACTCTTTTGCAATTTTGGTGCCCAATCCTTGTGTTTTGATGCTATAAAACGCAATTCAGGGTACTTGGCGATGAAAATTGATGGGATTTGATCAGTTAATGTTCCCCCGACACTTATATTGTAAAATAGAGGCAAATTGGGCTTATCTGGGTGAAATATGATTCCTGTCTCACTATCTCCCTTATCACAGATAGTTCCCGGGTCTACAAAGTCCACTTCAGTAAAACCGTCATCATGTGGGGACATACAAAGGAACAATTCTCCTTCGATGTTGTACCTTCCCATGTATTTTGGCCAATAGGTATACAGCCTGTTTCTCCAATCAAGTTCGATCTCATTAATCACCTCTTGTATATCAAACACCTCTGAAGTTATC